ACTTGCAAGCTGTCAAGCGTCAATTCGAAGATGACGATGTTCTTAATGATATTATGAATGAGGAGCGTGAGTTTTTACTTGGTAAAATAAAAGCAATCGTCAAGCGAGATGCTCGAACCAAGTCAGGCAAACGAACAGAACTCGAATCATTCGCTGATTATCCTGATTCTGTTAAAAACAACGCTAAACGCGGAATCCTATTAAACGAAAAGATAAACAACAGATGTGCGACTCAAGTTGGTAAAATCAGAGCGCAACAATTAGCTAATGGCGAGCCAATTAGTGTTGAAACAATTCAAAGAATGTATAGCTATTTAAGTAGAGCCGAAGAATATTATGTTGAAGGTGATACTGAAAGTTGCGGAACGATTAGCTATTTGCTTTGGGGTGGTTTGTCTGCGAAGAATTGGTCTGAATCAAAATTGAAAGAAATTGGAAAACTCTAAATACCAACCAAGCTACACATCACCCAAAGGAGGAACTCGCGGATGTCTTTGTAAAGACAAGAAGACATATTCACGAAAGTGCTGCGATGGTTCTTTGTGGGCGCAAGGAATTGGAAATATTTACGGAACATCAACACAATTCTTTTTGATTCAAGAAAATGGTGATTTGTTATTACAAGAAACAACCTCAAAAATTAAACTATAATGGCCAACGCTAAGATTTCAGAATTACCAATTGCAGATGCTTTAACTGGCGAAGAATTGATTCCACTTGTCCAAGACGCGACAACCAAGCAAAGCACAATTAATGACATTGTCAATTATTTAGTGCCGACAAACATCACAGTTTCTCCGGGCATTGATGTTGATTTGAATGATAGCGCTTACGATGATACAATGATGATTAAATTGACTTGGGATGGTGGTGCTGGCAATATGTCAATTTATTTACCATTAGCTGCGAACCATGTCAATCGTTTAATTCGTATCATTTCAAATGGCGGATTTGCAGCCAACACAAGAGCAGATTTGACACCAAGTGGAGGTGATACATTAGATGGCGCGGCAGCGCCTGCACACTATGAAATTAGCAAAGACTACGTTGGTTTGACTGTATGGTCAGACGGAAATCAATGGTACATAATCCAAGCAAAAGCATAAGATGGCTAATACAATTAACTGGGGTAAAGCGGTAGACAATAATACCATCGATTGGGGCAAAGGCTCGACAACCTCAACCAACGATTGGGGAAGCATCTACGCGGATAGCGCATCAGGTGAAACAACTCTTGAAACTGGCATCGTAGGAACTGGCATTGGATTTATGCAAATCGGTACAACTTTTATAATAGCTTAAAAAAATGGCACAACAATCTCGCACAACTGTAAAGACATATTTTGAAACTGGCGACACACCAACGCAAGCGCAATTCGGACACTTAATTGATTCGGCTTTAAATTTAACCGATGACACAAGCGATGCGCTTAGTGAGGGTTCAACGAACTTATATGTTTCAAGCGCGCAGAAAGACATCATTGACGCGGCAGTAGTTAGCGATGTGACTGGAGTAACTGGCGCGGACGCAATCACAAACATCATAAGTTTAACATCGGCAGAATACGCAGCAATCACTCCTGATGTTGCAACTCTTTACGTTATAACTGACGCATAATATGGCTTTCAAATTAGGCTCAACAGATATTAATAAAGTCTATCTCGGTTCGACTGAAATCAATAGCATATATCTCGGCTCGACTGAGGTTTATAGTGGCGCTATAGCATACACGCCTTTACTCGATTCATTAAGCGCAACTCCTGATTTTGCTTGGTCATTTTGGCAACTTAGTACATCTCAAACAAATTGTATCAGGATTCGCGAAGATGTCACGAATAACGAAACCGACATCGGATTTGTTAATGGCTATATTGATGTAGCTTCAATCAATGCTTTTCTGACCACTTACGGAGCGAGCAACGCTTATGGTGTGACATTATATGATGCGAGCAGTAATGCGAATCACGCAAGCGAATCGACATCAGCCAATCAGTATTTGTTTAGCGAAACGGCAGGAGTCGATGGTCAAGCGGCATTTATTAATCAGACAAGCAGTCAAAGTGTTTATTCGTTTGGCACACAGATAACGGCTTATTCGCAATCTGATTCGACCATATTTGTCAAAACCGCAGCTACAACATCAGCAACCGCTGATTATTATTTTACGACCGCATCGAATCGTGGATATATTGTCGGAAGGTCATCAACTGGAATTTGGGCGTTTCAACCGAATGCTAATTTTAATTCATCAATTTCATTGAACACAAGCACCGATTATTATACGCGAACATATTGGGATGGTTCAACTGTTAATTTTGATGTCAACAGTTCAACGCAAAGCGCATCCTATACAACTATCCCACAAAATTTAAGATGGGCAGTTGACGCAGTTACACCAATCGCATTAAGCGGATGTTTGACCTTCAATGCGCCATTGTCATCAGGAGATGCGTCAACCTTGAAAGCATTCTATAATTCACAATTCAATAAGTCAATATGAGCTGGATTAAGGCAAATTATTCTGATTTGATAAACCTGAGCGAGGCGATGTACAACGCGCCAAGCAATTCAGTTACTCGTTTTTTATTTTCAGTTTACGAAATAGATGGAAATGGTTATTGCGAGCATTCAGAGGCAATAGAAAGCGAAATTGATTTTGCCTATGAAATTCAAGAAGAAGACCCAAGACCTGAGGAGTAATGGCGAAAGTTAAAGCGCAAAAGACTGTTGTATTCAGAAGGCGCGAACCGAAAAAAAGACCAAACATCCACGCGAAGAGCAAGGCTTCGAAAATGAAGCATAGCAAGCACTATCTGAAGCGATACAGAGGTCAAGGTCGCTGAAAATGCGACAAAATCATTTTTCTGCGTTAATTGTTTATGAGTGCAAATGTCATAAATCAAATTAAAGTATTGCTTGGCTTAGAAGTTAAGTTAGAGCAAATGACGCTTGAGAACGGAACTGTTATAGAAGCCGATGCTTTCGAAGCTGGTGCATCCGTTTTCATCGTTGGAACTGACGGCAATATACCATTGCCAGTCGGAGAATACGCTCTTGATAATGGTCAGATTTTGGTCGTTGAGGAAGAGGGTATAATTGCAGCAATTAAGGACGTACAAGGCGAGGAAGTTCCTGAAGCCGAAGTGCCTGCTGAAGCTGCTCCTGCGCCTGCTGCTGAGGAAACTCAAATGGAAGGCGAAATCGTAACGCTTGAGATGGTTAAACAATTAATCATCGACACGCTTACAGAACTTGGATTAGTTACACCAGCAGAAGCTGCGCCAGTAGCTGAAGCACCAGTTGAAGCCCCAGTCGTTGAGGAAACTCAAATGGCTGCTGCTAAACCAATCAAAGCTAATCCTGAAAAAGAAAGTCCTAAGAAAAACGAAATCAAATTCAGTACAAAAAAATTAAGAACAACTGAGGATATCGTTTTCGAGAAAATATCTAAAATCAAAAAATCATCTAAATAAAAATGGCTACCTCAATTACAACAACTTACGCAGGCGAGTTCGCTGGTCAATATATCAGCGCTGCCTTGTTATCAGCCTCCACAATTGAAAACGGTGGAATAACTGTAAAACCTAATGTTCACTACAAGCAAGTTATCAAGAAAATCAGCACCGATGACATCCTATTGGATTCAACTTGCGATTTTACTGATGACAGTACAATCACTTTGACTGAGCAAATTCTTACGACTAAAGAATTACAAGTCAATCTTCAGCTTTGCAAGAAAGACTATTTCGATGACTGGTTAAGTGTTGAGATGGGTTATAGCGCAAACAATGTATTGCCTACATCTTTCGCTGATTACCTAATCGGTCACGTTGCTGCCAAGACTGCTCAAAAAATCGAGCAGAACATATGGGTTGGTGATAGCGGAAATACTGGCGAGTTTGACGGAATCAGCACTTTGATTTCAACAGACGCTGGTCTTCCTGCCGGCCAAGAGATTGCTGGAACAACTGTTGATGCGTCAAACGTAATCGATGAACTCGGTTCAATAGTTGACGCTATTCCTTCAGCTTTATATGGTAAAGAAGACCTTTACATCTACGTTTCTCAAAACATCGCTCGTGCTTACGTTCGTGCTTTAGGTGGTTTCGGAACATCAGGTCTTGGTGCTAATGGTGTTAACGCAATGGGAACACAATGGTGGAATAATGGTTCACTTTCATTTGACGGAGTAAAAGTTTTCGTTGCAAATGGACTTGCTGCAAATACCGCAATTGCTGCTGAGAAATCAAACTTGTTCTTCGGTTGCTCATTGTTGAGCGATATGAACGAAGTGAAAGTATTGGATATGGCAGATTTGGACGGAAGCCAAAACGTAAGAGTAATCCTACGCTTCCAAGCTGGTGCTCAATACGGCATCGTAAGCGACATCGTTACATACGGAATCGCAAACGGAGCTAACTAATAATTCACAATAACCATAGAAAAAGGTGGGTAGTTACTGCCTGCCTTTTTTTATATAAAATAAAAAGAAAAAATGGCTTGCGATTTAACACTTGGACGTTTAGAACCTTGCAAAGATTCCATAGGTGGAATCAATGCGGTTTATTTTATTAACTATGATGACGCTGGTTTTGCTCTTACTTATGACGTAACAGACACCGATGTCATCACATCTCTCGGCTCAGGCGTTGAGGCTTATAAGTATGAGTTGAAAGGCACATCGTCTTTCGACCAGGCGATAACCTCATCTCGCGATAACGGAACAACTTTCTTCGAGCAAACTTTGACTTTGAGTTTAAAGAAGTTAACAAAAGAAGACCATAAAGAATTGAAACTTTTAGCTTGGGGCAGACCTCGAGTGCTTGTTTCTGATAGAAATGGTAATATCTTTGTTGCAGGATTGCAGCACGGAATGGATGTAACTGGAGGCTCAGTTGCATCAGGCGCAGCACTTGGTGATTTCAATGGTTACACATTGACACTTTCAGGTCAAGAGCCA